GTTTTACCCGCAGAGCATAGGTATATTGTCCAGCTGCCATTGCCCGCTCATAGGCAGCCTGTATCTTGGCTCTTCGTTCTTCGAGGGCTGCGATTTGCTTTGACTTTCTGGCTGCTTCTGCAGCACGCCGAGCCGCTTGGCGACGCTGCTGTGGGGCAGTAATAAATTCTGCCCGAAGAGCAGCGTGGCGGCCTAGCCTCGATGTGAGTGCAGCCACGCGTTTGAGAGCACCACCAGGCAGTTGCCGCAGTCTTTCCATTTCTTGAATTATTCGGGCTTCTTCAATAGCCCAATCCGGTGGTCTTTTCTTCCATGGCAGTGCTGCTCGTGCCAAAATTTGTTTTGCAGCCGAGGATATGGGTTTTGGCACCTTAGCCTCCATTGCCTCTGTCCACATATCACGGACAGCCGCTCTGGAAATATCTAATGTGTGGTCAATGGCCTCCGATACAAATTCACCAAAACCTTCGAGAGTTTTGTTCATCTCCTCGGCTAATTTATCGATTTTACCTCGAAATCCTCTAGTATCTTTATAAGCATCTCCAACAATTTGCGACGCAGTTTTTGTGAAATCAGCCCAAACGCCTGGAGCCTGCTGAACAAATGTATTTAGTGCTTTTTGTGCCTCCGCAGCGACACGGTCAAACATCGGAACAACATAATCTTCTATGTTCTCCCCGAACTGCCGCTGATACTCAGCAGCTACGTTTTTCATTCGAGCTTCTGCCAACTCGCCGTATGGTCTTCCTTTGTATAACTGGGCTTCTTTTCGGAATCTTTCATACTGTTTCACAAGGCTTCTGCGTTGTATATATCTTGTCGGTTTTCCTGTGAAAACTATACTTAGTGTGTTTAGCATATTCTGAAATCCAGCGAATGCACGAGGAATTGCATCTGCAGTCCACTTTATTAGCTTGACAATATAGCTACCCATTGCTTGCAGCATTTTCCAAATGAAAGAAAACACCGCAACCGCCGTTTTTTTGATGGCAGCCCAGAGCGCTGAAGCAAATTTCTCAATCTGTGGCTGTTTTTCGCCAAGAAGTCCAAATAGTTTTGCGATAATATCCACAAGAATTACATTGAACTTGGCGGCTGCAGCACCAAGCTTGACAAACCACTGAAATATTGCTTCGACTCCCTCACTTGCCTGTTTGATTACATTACCCAGAAATTCGAATACTGGACGCAGTTCATCATCAAGTGTCTCAGAATATTTCTCAAACTTTTGGAGGACTTCATCGGCCCATTCCAAAAAGTTTTTGAAATATGTTGCGAATAAACCTTTACCAAGATTGATGAAGATATTTTTGATAGTAGTCCACAACTTAGACAGCATTCCACTAATCGTGTTCAGCTGGATAGTGGACATGACTAGTGCTCGGTTGGTATCTGTAATGCTGGCTTCCATCTCCCGAAGTGCATCAGCTCCAGCGTTCACGATGTTCAACATCGTGGTCCCGGCACGAACACCGACTATCTCAGTGATTTCCTTGACACCAGCACCAGCACGGTCAAGCGTTTCGACAATATCAGCCAGATGGTGTTTAGTCGGGTCAACGTCTTCCAGGGCAATTCCAAGCTTTTTCAGCACCTTGACCGCATCAGCTGTGGGGTTAGCAAGGCGGAGAAGCGACATGCGAAGACCAGTACCAGCGATTGACGCTTCAATGCCTCGATTATACAGCAAACCAAGAGCAGCAGCGGTTTCTTCAACGGACATGCCGACTGCTTTGGCGATTGGTGCAACATAGCCAAGCGAGACACGCAGTTTATCCAGAGTGGCCTGGGAGTTCGAAATGGTAGCGGCCATGACATTGACAACCCTGTTGGCTTCGGTTGTTGCCAAACCAAAAGCAAACAGAGTGTTCAAAACAGTCTCAGTTGTCATGTCCAGGTTGCTCAGAGTGGCCCGCGCCAGGTTCATAGTAGCCGGAAAAACGTCCATGATTTGTTTGGTTTTCAGACCAGCACTGGCGAGATAATACATTGCATCGGCGGCTTCTTCAGCCCCAAAGGCAAAATCGTGGGCCAGCTTCTTGGCCGCATCCGCCAATGTCCACATGGACTTATAGCCTTCCTGGACAATCGAGTGGACATTGGCCATTTTTTGTTCGAACTTGGCAAATGAGCGTGTAGCTAGTGTGGCAATAGAGGCCGCCAGCGCCGTCGCAGCGATTTCTGCACCAATCAATGCACTTGCAAACGACGCTGTAATCTTGATGGCTATCTTGACAGTCGAAATAAACGTATCCAAAGCAGTTTTCAGAACAGTGGACAAAACCGAAAAAGCACCGGAAACCAGTTTGATTATAGGTTGAAGGGTAAGAAGCGAACGGCCTATGCGGTCTATTTGTCTAGTTGCTTCCCTTCGAAGGTCTCTATACCATCTGCCAAAGAACCCCAACTTTTTAGGGGGTTTTTGGGGGAACAGAGCCTTTTGAATGCGCTCCATGCTCTTGGCAGTCATCTTTTGGGCTTTGTCAAGCTGCTGTTTCAGCTCTTCGAGTTCTACCCTTATTGCAACAGTAGCTTCGCCGATTTTGCCAAGGTCGCCGCGTGCCATCAGATAATACCTCGCTTCTTGAACATGTTGACCACCTCACCGTCCGAGGCGGGGTCTAGTCCATTGAATATTCTGAGAAGTTTAGGAATTTCGCCCAAGTAAGACATAAACTCACTCCATGTCAAATCCATGATTATTGGTGGAGTCAGACCAGGATAAAACTTCATTAGAAGAGCAAAAACGGATGAGTAGCTGGAAATCAACGGCGTCGTTTTGCCGTTTTCTTTGGGTTTTTGTGAGGGTTTGGGGAAGCATTTCCTTCTTCATTTACACCTTCATTCGATGCATCTGTGTCCATCATAAATGAAGCAATGACAGTACCCACTTCCTCAACATTGTTGAGGTCAATCATGTTGCCTACCTGCTCCAGTGTAACGTCCGGATGATTCTTCCGCAAGCACCGCCAAAGAAGGAAAACCACACCTTCTGTTGACATGATTTTGTCAAACGAAGATGGGGGAGAATTCAGAATCTTGGATACCATTGCGTTTTTTTCGTCCGGTGGAATGTTTCCTTCTTTCGCCGCTTGCATGTAGTCATGCAGTCGCGCTGGTTGCGTACGTAGGCTTCAAAGGCAATCAAGTCCCCTACAGTTGGTGGACTGATTTTCCACTTCTTGCCGTTGACCTCAAATTCTACCGGTTCTCGTGATACATTACCCATAAAAAGTCTCCTTTCTCAGTTAGAAGCTTAGGAAGTTACAACAGCCAGATTTTTCTTCCCGCGGATTGAAATTGTTTCTGTAACCAGGTCATCTACCGGTGTGTTGACGCTGACACCTGTGATAATTCCCCAACCCTCATAACGGTTCTCGGAGCTTTCATCCCAATACAGTCGCACAAAGACCTCGTTCCCCACACGGTAGGCATAGTCTGGGGATTTCCAATACCGCTCTGCGGTTACGGTCCAGTTCGTAAGACCTGGAATGAACTCTTTGGGATATGGGACCGAAGCGACAGCGCCACCGAATTCTGTGCAATCGTGGTCGTCTGCTTCGTAACTCAGAGACCAGTTATAGAACCCAAGAGCACACACAAGCACATCGCTGCTTGCGTGTGAAGTATCCCACATGGATACATTTGCAAGTGTTCCATCGTGGGCCTTGCCGGACAAATCATAAATCGTGGTGCCGCGACCGTTGCCACATCGCAGGTCAAGCACGCAATTGTCCCGCGCTACCTTTTTGCCCTTGAACATATCAGAAACATGGGCATCTGTTACAGCAGTCCTGAAAATTCTCAATTGATGAAGATAGAGAGACGCGTTGGTGAAACCTACAATGTACAAGTCGGAAGTATTTCTAAGGTCTTGTGCGTTATAGGTATATGCAAACACGACGTCTTTTTCTCCGTCTACATAGATATAATCGGACCGAGTTGAGGCATTTCTGACAATTACTACATGATGAAGTGTGTCGCTAGCGAATGTGGTTGTCGTTGACCAACTATTATCATCAGGTGAATCAGTGGTCAGCCACTGCAATTTACCACCTGTAGCCGTTGCTAAAGAATATCCATTTGATGCTTCTTTTATCAGCAACGGTTCACCCCTATCACCAGTTGCGTTGATGTGTGCCCACATCTCCAGGGTGAAGTTATCATCCGCGTCGAAATCAATATCCGAATTATGGGGAACCGTTATTGAGCTTGAGGCAATATCACAGTGGACCGTGTAGGCTTGGCCTAGGTAAACCGCACCCACCTTTCCATGCAGAGTAGCCATTTCTACCCTCCTATATATTCAATATTGTTATGTGATTGATAGCACCCCGGTTCCCCGGAAGGATACAGTCACCGTTTCCACCCCATCAACCGAAACCGAAGGACTCCAACCGGTAATGAATGCACTACCGCTGTAGGTCTGGTTGCCGGTATCAAGGGTAATTGTGGCGGTCACCCCGATATCCGAGGCCACCAGCGTGCTGGTGCTGTCCAGATATGCTTCGTAGCTGCCGCTCCATTCGGTCAACCCGGCAATATACTGTCGTGGATAGGGAGCCGAATCGGTCGGAGAACCAAAGACGGTTACTTCCGCATCGTCCGCGGAATAATCAAGCGACCAAGTATGCACATAGGCATCCAGATGCGAGAGGGGAGAACCCCAGGATACTGAACCACCTCGTCCATGAGCTGCACTCATAGTTTATACCTCCTCTTGTTTAGATTCCATACACAATCACACGTAGGGCCGCAGCTATCACACTGACACAAACCGGGACCACAACTGCCCAATAAAAACGGCCCTTTGTTTTCAATGCCTGCTCGATTCTATCAAGACGGATATAGATACCGTCATTCGTCAATAGTCTGTCTTCAATACGTTTCAATGAACTTTTGATTTCACTGACAGTCTCTTCCAGAAAGTTCTGGCGTTCTTGAAGTTGTAACAGATTCCGTTCCAAATCGGACATATGGTCTGTCATAATCCTGCCCTTTATTTCTGCTCAATCATACATTCATAATCTACAGTCATCTGGACCATTTCCTTGTTGTCTTCTTCATAAATAGTCGGTCCAGTTGTTCCTCTGCGCTGCAAGAGTATATGGTTATAGTTATCCATACTCAGTGTTGCGTTATCGTAAGCTGCTACAAGATTGCTCCAGATTTGGGTTACTTCACTCATGCTTTCTGTTTTGTCAGAAAGTATAGTAAACTGGACTGTTGGTCGTTCAAAAGTAGTGGGACCGAATGTCCAGGTAGGAATATTATCAATCATATAACAGATTATGAAGGGATAGTCTGCATCACTCGTCCCCTCAATTGGGGCACGGCCCACACCCATTCCATTTGTAATAGATGAAAGAGCAGCATTGTTTTTGTAGATTTTCACAATTCCCTTGAGAAAATCATACATATTGTTTTGTCTCCTTAGCCTGTTCTGCTCTTGAGTCTTTCAATGATTTCTTTGGCTTTTTCGTGCGTCAAACTTCTAATGGACGGTCGGATGAATGGGCGTGGTCTAATGTTCTTTCCAAGCCCGAACTCCAAAATAAGCCCGTAACCAACCATGTGAATATATCCAACGGGATTACCTTGTTCGTCTGTTCCCGCATCGGTTCGTAGACTGTTTATTAGTGTGCCGGTGTCGATTGCCGGTGCTTCTCCAGGTGCAGAAGCTTGATATTTTCGCCCGCTTTTTCCTATATACCAGCGACCAGTTTTTGGTGTGTTCTTCATAAGATGTTGAGCATAGTCTCTAACATAATCGGCAAACAGCTTGGCCGCCAAGGAGCCATGTTTCGCAACTAGTTGCTCAACCGGCTTGCTGTTCCATCGAAGTGTAACGCTATAATTCACCCCACCAGCAGTCTTGCTTTTTATAATATTGTATCTTTTCATTCTTTGAATTCCATGCAGTCGAGAACGAGATAGACGTTTGCTTCGTCTACATTGGAAACACGTTCAATGTCGTAGTATCGCACGCCGTGTTTTATTCTGCACCTGCCTGATGTAATATCACTGGGAGTATATTCAATATATATTCGATTCTCGACACGGCTTCCCAGCTGACGATAAGTCAACAGCTCTTCGCCTCGCAGCGGTTGAACTCTGGCAGGAACGGTAAACCAATCGCTCCATGTAATGCCACACCGTCCGCCCATTCCATCGTCAACGCCAGCCGTTTTTCGTTGTATTGTAATAGTTGTATTCATCAATGAGGCAATGCTCATGTTTCACTACCCCACAATAGGTATTCGTCTATACGGTCCCAAGGCACTCTGTAGGTGGGGTGGAATCACAGCACGCGAAGCGCCTGCCCCTGCCCGCCATGTATAATCACCAAGTGTTTCCCCAACAAGATCCCAGTCCCGATTTCGTCTGTTATAAAGAGTAGCAGCTAATTCGATGCAAATCTGTTTCAAGTCTTCTGGAATGGTTGTATAGCCAGCAGTATAGGTAACTATGATATTCCTGACCCCTGCTGTCCATCCTGCACTACGATAGACTACACCAATCTGCTTGCCACCATCTCTCCATACACTGAAATCATTCAATGCTTCATTGATAACATAGAGGCCGACTTTTGTGTCTAAACAATATTGACCCCACACATCCAAAAGGTCGCTTGCTGGATAGGAACCCATATCTGTAGCGACCTCGGCTTCCCAGTTCGCAAGCCCGTTGACTGCAGCTGCCAGGGCCGATACGGTGGAATAGGTATTGAAAGCTAGGTCGCTGCTTCCTTCGTTGGTTCCTCCGATTTGGGTTATTGTCAAACTGTCGGCATCCAGGTCAATTGAAGCAAATGTGGCAGAGTCATCAGTGCATTGAATATCCAGGGCTTTTCGGGTTCCAATACCGATGCGGTTGATGGAGATAATAGGAAAGTTATCCAAGAACAACCATTCACTCCCATCCCCATCGTATCGTTCATTGCGGTATGTGCGACTCTTGAACTTGCGGTCACAGTAGTTTTCCATCATCGTTGTCGCGCGGTCTGCCAACTTTTCCAGCAGATTATCTCTTGCTGTATCAGCTCCTGTGGTATATCCAAGATAAGCATTGATATCACTTAGAGCTACAAGTGTGTAGGTTCCAACCGCCATTAGTCAGAGTCCTTGTTCTTGCCCCGTTCCAGTAACCGGTTCTCCATATCTTTTATAACTACATTCAATATGCCTTCCAATAATTCCAGAAACTCCGCGTGATACTCTATGCCATTGGAATAATCCAGACGGTCAAACAGGTCTAATGCCTTTTGTGCTTTTGTAGCCAGCTGTTTGGAAAAATGGAGGTCTTCCGAGAACCACGCATCTCGGATTATTTCTTTCATCAAATCACGAAACAGTTGACAGCTATCCATCTGATTTACCACCTCGCCTGACTGCTGGAAGTATTCCCCTTGCTCATCCCATCAGCAACACCTTGGGCAATATTGAATGTTGCGATTAGGCCAACAATCCAGGTTCCAAACCACTTGACGGTTTCAAAGTCTTTATTGGTGAATATCATAGCGGAAACGAGCACCATTCCAAGCAACGTGGCCAACCACTTTCTGCCTCCAAGACTAGCCAGTAACCGCTGCATTTCTAATCTCCTAACTAAAGGACGACGGCTTCCTTTTTGACATCCAGGTCCAGGGAAGACCACTTGTCAAGCGCCTCTTCCAGCACTTGTTTCATTCCTATCCCAGTATTGTTCATATCGAAATGCTTCTTTGCCGATTCCCGCATCTTTCGCGAAACGGATTCGCGGTCTAGCTGAATTGCCTGGTAGCACCGTTCCATTTCCCGCACGAATCGGTCATAATCATATAGCGGAGCATGGAAATTGGTGTATTTGTTGCCTTCAGCTGCAACCAACGGAAGACCGCTTGCCAAGGATTCCCGCACGGTCCTGGTTGCAATAGTATGAGGAGTAACCATCATATCTGCTGTTCGGTACACCTCATCGATTGCATCAATGAGTCCACTAACGATTCCCAACTTCCCTTCGGACTGGGCACGCTTCAGCAGAAACGCCCACGGGCCGATTTCAGACGGTGGCTTGCACCCGAACATGTGGAATTGGGCTTCCGGATGCTTCTCACAGAACAGATAACAACAATGAAACACATCCCACGGGTCAATATCTTCTCGCCATATATCTAC